TTCTTGGACCAACTTTAATTTGTTTTTTGTTTCTTCGCATTCTTCGGATGCTTGAGCCTCTAGAAGTTCTTTTTCTAGCCTACCCATCTCTTCTTCAAGATACATAATCAATCCAGCCTTATTATCTGCGAATGAAAAAAGATAGTTTTTAATCAAATCTTGTTGTTCTTCCAGAAGAGTTCCGTTGTACTTTTCATTGAACTTCTCAAGAAAGATATTAAAAGCAATATTGTCTACTGGTTGCATTTCTACCTCTTCCTTGTTTTCGACCAGCATTGTCTTGATGATATTGTTCTCTAACAAAACTTTGTTCTTTACAGAAATGTCTTTATTAAAAATCTGTGAAATGGTCGCCAAGTTTTTATAGTTTGGGAGAAAGTGAGAAAAGGTTTGTTTTCCAATGTTCTTATTGATATGATCAATTAAGTTAGTTTGTTCATTGAATAGTTTTTTTTCATTTACTTCAGAAAACCTTTTATGTTTTGCTTCTATCAACAACTTCTCAGCGTTTCTGGCGGACGCATTTTTAGTTTCGTAGATTGCTTTATAAGAATCCAAATCTTTTTGCAAGTTTGTTCCTTTTTTGAAAAATTTGATTAAAGTTTGCTCTATGAGTTCTTTTTGTTTTGATTTTTTGTTTACTATTGCCAAAGTTAGTTCACGAACTAAAGACTCATAAAGAAAAGCGGTATTTCTCTTCTTATTATGTTTGAGTTTACTTGTTTTCATCTTTTTTCTCCAATTGCTCTAATACCCTATATACTTCATCGTTTGAATTTAGTATTTTTATTTCCTCGTTAGAATAAGTAGATTTAATCTTTTCATAAATACCTTTACTCATTCGGCTAAACGAGCCCATGTCGGGGAATACATTCTCTCTAGAGGAACTTGCCATACGATCAGAGTACTGCTTCTTCATCGACTTCTTTCTAGGGGCCATATGTTTTCTTTTGTCATCTTTGACTGGTTGATACCATTTTCCTTTAGATTTGGAAGTGGTCGTCATATCACCTCTTTGAACCTTTACGCTTTCATCACGCTTTCCGGGCGTGGCTAACAAAACATCGTCTGCGCCGCCTGCTTCGGGCGTCTCTGGTTCAGTCTCTGGAGCGTCAGCTTCTGGTTCTGGCTCAGGAGAAAGGTCCAAATCTCCGTCGTCTATTGGGGATACATCTCCCCCTCCGGCATCAAGCCCTCCCTCATCGGCTGTGATTTCCTCTGCGACCTTTTCAAGATCGGCTGCGAACATTCTATCGTAATACATTTCTCGCTGATTTCTTAATGCATCTGCTTCAGAGAGGTTGAAAATATTTTCACTAATCCATCGCTTGCTGAAGAATCCGTCTGTCGCTGAAGCAGCAATGTCAAACTTCGTTCTCCAATATTCAAGCTCTTGAAGTTCTGCTATTCTGGAAGGGTTATTTAATCGAAGTTTAAAAGAAATAAGATCTTTACTTTTAAAGCCCAGAGTGTACAAGTGAATAATACCAATCTTCTCCAGTTCTGAAATGATAGATCTTTGTAACCTTTGGATGGTTCTGGAAAAACGAATATCTTTCTGTGATAATGCTGTCTTGTCTTCTGCTTCTTCACCGGCAACCAGATAGGCAGCAGGCACTTTCAAAGCAGAGAAAAGTTTTTCACGAAGATATTTTACATCATCAATATCGCCTGTGTATTGTCCACCAGCAAGGGATGAGATATCTGAACCTACGCCATTTCTCACAGGAAGGAAGTAATCCTCTTCGACACTTAAAGGATTGTATCGCAAATCTACCCTTCCAGTATCAGGATCAATAACTTGATTTCTTTTCATTTGCGTCATCACACGCTGGACGTACTGTTCCACATCCTGTGGAGGAATATTTCCAACTTCAATCTTGAAGATGCGCCTTTCTGGAGAACGAACAATACGATAAGCCATCATAGCATCTTCAATCAGGGTAAGTTGCCTGAAAATACGCCTTGCTCCTTCCAAAACAGAAGTTCCATACGGAGCATACTTGTCATTTCCTAAAATGCGGAAGTGTGCGATTTGCCAGTTTTCAAAAGTTATTCCGCCAGAGTTCCATTGAAACTGGACATAGTTTGGATTTGTAGGATCCAGCCCTTCCAGTCTCTCAATCTCCTGAACTGGTAATCCCATAGCGTTTGTAACGCCTTTTCCGTCCTCTATTTCTAAATATAGAAAAAAATCACCGGCCTTGCACATTGTTCTGCACCATCCAAACAAGTTAAATTCAATATTCAAAATATTATGGTACAAATCGTCCAGAATTTGCTTTATTTCAAAGTTCTTACAATCAATACGAAGCAATTCATTAATAAACGTAGACGTAGTCATTTCGTCTGCGTAAATATCCAAAGCAGATGCAATCTCTGGCATGTATTCCATCTGATCAAAATCTGCGTATCTTTCTGCTCGGCCTTGGGCGGCAACATAATTGTACGTTAAATTTGAAAAAGGATCATAAACTGATTTTTTAAACTGCTGTCCAGATGCAGATCTAAATTTATATTTGTCTAACTGTCGTCGACGCTCTCGTCTAGGAGCTTGGGCGTCATAATTTACAATCGGACCAGAGAAAAGCTTTGTTAGTCTCCTAAAAAGGCTTGAATCCGGGTTTCTATTTCTTTTTTTATTATCATCCATAATTTTTAACCTTTGTAAACCCAACTAAATTCTTCATATTGTTTTTTTGCTTCATGTCTCTTTTTTGACAAATCCGATTTTTGATTATACCCTTCTTGGCCGGGAACTTTAACATCTATTTGAGTATTTGCCAAGAACATTCCGCCAATCAGGGCTCTTTTATAATCATCATTCCTTCTGTTAGCTATAATCGCAGTATCTCTAACCCAGCAAGCAATGGCAAGAGCCATAACTAAGTCATCATTACTGGTCCTCATAGCTTCTGGGCGACCATTATTCCACACAAAAGTTCTCATTTCATTAATTGTGCGTTTGGATCGTATCTTAATTAGTTTATTTCTTATGAATTCTTCCAATTTTGCTATAATAAGAGGACGAGACTTGGCTGATGTTGCAAAACCGGGAACAGAATTTGTAGTACTTTCTGCTAAATAAGAATCAATATACTCTCCACTACCCTTGATAGAGAAATAAATATTCTTATATCCCATGTCCACTAATTTATCAATAACTGAGTATCCAACGTTGTTATTTTCCACAACCAAAAGAGGTTCTCCATATTCTCTCCCAACATCGAAAAGGAATTGTGCATACAAATCTAAAGAAGGTTTTCCCCTATATTCGGCAACAATGTCCATATTATCAACATCCATTATATGAAACGTAGAAAAGTCTCTTCCATCCCCTCTTGCAACGTCTGCCGAGATGATATATTTCTTTGTTGGATCATATTCTTCCCAGATCCAATAGTTTCTATCAAATCCTGAACGATACTTTGGCTCTTCTGTTCTTTCGTAAAGATAATTTATATCATCTGGGTGGATTACAGTTTCGCCGGAAGCGTTGAAGTTGCAAAGATATTCTTGTGCGATTTCTCTTTTTGAAAGGTTTTTTGTTTCATTCTCGAACCATTCTTGATCTCGATCAGGGTGAACATCCCACGGAAGATTTGTTAGAAAGAAATCATTTGCTCCAGACTCGGCATCAGAACAAACTTTGTGAAACCAGTTCCCAACACCATAAGGAGTTGAAAGGGCAATAACTCGCCCACCAGTTGAAATCGTGGGATACAAACCAGCCCAAAGTTCATCCATATTTTCAATGTGCGCTGCTTCGTCCACAACAAGCAAAGACAGGGCTTCGGAACGACCAGCATCTGATGAAGTTGAACTTGCTTTGATTTGTGAGCCGTTTGAAAGCTCGAAAGAAGATCGGTTGTCGATACTTATTGTTGTTATTTTCATCCATTCTGGTAAGTTTTTCATCATTGCTTTTACTTTTTTTACCAAGTTTGAAGCAGTTTGAAACTTTGTAGCAATAACAAGAATGTTTTTATTTCTTGAAAACATCATCATCCAAAGGATATACGCCGCTGTAATAGTCGAAATACCCAACTGACGGGCTTTCAAAATAACATTGTATCGATGATTGTTGAATTCTTCTAAAAGTTGTGACTGGAAAGGGTAAGTTTTAAAAGGGACAAGTCCCTTCACAGGATGGATAATCTTTGCGTAATTGTTGATAAAATATACAGGATTTTTACCACACTTAACGACTTCTGATTTGATTTGTTTTTTGGAAACCGAATATTTCGACATGTCAAGCCTTAGTAGGGGGTGTCATTTTTTCCCTGTGCTAGAAACTTCTTGGTTGCGTCTCTCACCAAGTCTTCTTTTCCATTGTAAGGGTTTGGTTCGCCTTGAACGCCGCCGACCTTATAATGTTTTTTGCACTGGACCCAGTTCCTTTGCCTATTCATGGTTTGCATTAAAATATCCGCTTCATCTAAAGGTTTTAATTTTAACGATCTTCCGGTGTGAGCTTTATACTGTTTTTGAATATACTGTGCAATGTTTGCATATCTAGATTCCACTTCACCTTGAAAATCTGTTCTATGAACTTCTTTCATTGTAACTTCGGAATGATATTTGATACAAAGTTTATCTCCATAGAAAGCAACAGAAAAACCATCCATTAAAGGCCTTTCAATACTGTGAAGCTCTCTTTCTCTACGAAGTCCAATTTCAACTTTTTCCCCAGTCCTAGGATCTACTGCTCCATCATAAGTTTTTGATAGAACTTGTGAAATACCTCTAATGACATCTAACATCTTGGACATTTTATTTTCTCCATACTAAAAGTTTATTATAATAAATAGAAAAGAAAAACTCATTCACTCTTTATTTCTGGACGCCATCCTTCGTTCCAGCGTTCTTCTCTATGCTCTATCCATTGCACATAGCAATCATGACAACACTCAAATTTGGCAAAATAAACATCATGCTTTCTTTTTATCTTGCTTTTGTTACAATATTGGCATTTTCTTGCAATGCTGCTCTTGTTTTTAAGTAGTTTTTTATTTGATTCTATGCTTCTTAATTTCTGTTCTTTTTGCTTTAATTGTCGAAGATATTCTTTTTCTTTATCCGGATTCCAATCATTTTTTGGATTTTTAACAGCTTCTTCTCCATATTTTTCAGAAATAGCTTGCTCAATCTTCACAACATAGTTCGGATCTTTCTTACTCACTTTGTAACCTCTTTAATAGCAAAAGCAACTCCAATTGTTGAACCAACGCCGATGGCG